GTTTAAGTTATGCTTCAATCCACTCAAATCTACCTCCGGCTCCTTAGTCTCTGCAACTGCCTCAGCGGGTTGCTCCTCTTTAGGAGTGGTATCTATTGAAATAAGTGATTTTATTGCCTCATTAATTTGTGCGACTCTGATTTCGATAAACTCGAAAGCATCATCAGAGAAGCGGCCATCTTTCAATGACTTTAAGAGCATACTCAGCTCTTTAGACAGTTTCTCATGCTGGGTCATAACCTCCTCCATTGACTTACCTACCTCAATAGTAGGTGTGTTAATGTTTGCACCCCACAAAACTGCAGAACCTTCAAAAAGTAGTATCTCTTTGATGAGATTGTACTCGCCCTCAACACTTTTCTGGTTCTCTTGCTTAATAGTGCGAAAGCCAACAGAGTGCTGGTTAATATGACCAGACTTGTAGAACTCTAGGACATCGTTGCCCCATGTAGTGTTAGGCACATCGGTAACCCCTACCAGATAGTCCTTTTCTACATACAGCTCAGAGAACTTGCCAATGGCTGACTTTAGGCTTGGGTTATGGTCTGTTAAGTGCCAAATAAGGTTAGCACCTTTAGGACCTCTTTCTGTTAGTGTCTTAGTGTAGGCATTGTGGTCGATAACATCGTTATCAAAGTCCTTACTGCCCATCTGGCTGATAGCTACTTTTACCTTTCTAGTGGTAGTGCTAACATCCTGCACCGAGTTGCTTACTGTCTTTTGTTCAAAATATCTTTTCATATTCAATATTTGGGGAGGGTTAAGGCTGGTTGTTGTTTCATTATTCCGCAGTATTGGCCGTAGCCCCTTAAGCACCTCCCATATTTATTAATCTCCCTCTGCTATCTCTTTTAGGTACAACAATGTAAGAACATCTACAATTTATAACCATTGCTGCCGATCCACCGGGAGCCAAGGGATATTCTATGTTCTCGCCACTCCTTGGGTCCACAAAGTTCTCATAAAAGCCAACTACTTGGCCATCCATGTGAAAGTGGTCTTTAGGTTGCTCAGGTTTAAATCCTCTGGTTCTGGAATCTCTAAAGGCAATCCACTCTTTAACCATCTCGTAATTGAAAGACTCGGCTGCTGCCTTTATTCCAGTGTTAGCCGCCCGACCTACCTCAGTCCTTACAATCCTTTCGGCTTGCATGGCTGTAAAGCCGGACTGCTCTAAGGTCTTGACTATCTCATCCACAGTCTGCTCTTTTATGATGGCATTCTGTAAGACAAGTAGCAAATGGTTTCTAAGTGTCTCTGAGGTCTTGACCACTGCATATTGCAATAAGGTCCTCTCTAACTCATCGATGATAAACTTAGTCCACTGCTCATCTCTGCCTAAGCCTTTCTGATTTGCCTCCCTTCTGATTAACTTGTACATCTGATTGGCATGATAGACACCAACTTGCTTGTAGATGGCCTCTATTGGTTTATAAAGCTCATCATTGTAAAGTGTGGTCCTCAGTCTGCTTTGGGCTTGTCTGGCTCCTACTTTCTTTATTGTACCTATCAAAGAACTAACAACCTTATCCAGTTGTCTTTTGACCTTAGGAAAGTGTGTTTTGGCAAACTTCCGATTGGTCCTCGTGAAGTTCTCCGCATACTCTTTTCTCTCCTTGTTGGTCATTCATCAACCTATTTTTTAAGGCTAATCTCTTAGCCTCCATTTTCGCTTTTAGTAAGGCACAGCACCTCTCCCTTTTTGTTACCGGGTAGGTCGTGCGGACAATCTCATCAATCGTCATTCATTTCGTTGTTTTCCTCCTCATCCTCTACCTCATCTTCAACTTCGTTTACATCGCTGAGGTCCATGTTTGGAGTCTCGTACTCACTAAGTGGCATTCCATCTTGTGTCGTAATCCAAGGCTCATCAAAGAGAGGATTGTCTATTCTTTCTAGTCCTAAGTGCATCCTTTGCTCATTAGGGCTTAATGCCTTCAGAGTTTTAATCCAGTTGGACTTCTCTACTACATCCTCTTGGAGTTCGGTAAATACCGTATGGTCAAAGTCGATATAGACATTCTGACCTTTATAACCCCAGTCGGTTTGTAGCTTTCTATTAAAGTGGTTACGGAATGAAACTAACTGAGGCATCGCACAACGAGTTGTAAGGGCCTTTTCAGCCTCTCTTACGTTGTTATATGTGCTAGACTCAGAATCGCCTACCAGTTGGCTAGGTACTCCATAAACGGATGCAAACCGCTTCAAATCCCATTTCTCAGAGTCTATAATGGATAGCTCGACTGGATTCAGTCCAACAGACTGCCAGCCCATCTTGTACCCAGAGACACCAATGCGGCCCCAGTTCTCTGATCCGACCCATTCTCCCTTTCCTACGAGTTTACTCTTAATAGCCTCTACTTGCTTTCTTGTATCTGCTACATCTACCCCTCCACCGATAACTCTTGGGTCATCAACATATAGCACACCCTTAACCCCTTGGTTTTCTAACATAGCCGCACTGGCTTTGATAGCCGAATTACTTCTGCTTAGCCTTCTAAGGGCAGCTTTGAGTGGGCTCATTCCGTACAGATGTGCTCCATTGACATCCCAGTCATAGTTCTGGTATTTGTCATGTAGAACTTGCTGTTTAGGGAATAAGGCATTTGAAAGGACTGGAATCATATACCCATCTTCAACAATGGGGAACAGATTGGTCGAGGCTATGATAGATACCTCTTGATAAGGGAGATTGTGCAGTTGATATGGTTTACCCTGATTGGCTCCCATGTCTAGCATCTGAGCCCAAACACAGCGACCACCAGTGATAAGTTTCCACCCGGTTGAGTTGGCTACTAAGTCTTGAAAGGTCTCGTAATCATTAGGATATCGTAAAAGCTCGGTTAGTCTGTCAACGTAAATAGGCTCTAAGGCTTTTTTCTTATAGCCCATAGCCTTTTGAAAGTCCTCAGTAGAGATGTCTTTCTTTCTCATCAATCCCTGATAAGACTTAAAGGCAGCCTCATCGACCACCTTGTAAGTTGACCATTCTGGCAGCTTACACTTATCGGTTATTAGAGTAATAGTGGCATAGAGGATATCGTTAACTTGGTATCCATCCCGGATGTAGTTAGTACGGTTGTCAGTAATACCGACAAAAGTGCCTCCAGTTACTTGATAGGAAGCAAAGGGCTGACCTACCGGCATCATCGGCATTGCCTTCTTTGTTAACGCATCCCAAGCATCTTGTATTCTGCCCATTGTATTTCTTTACCAAGCCATTACTTCAAACTTAGGCTTGTTTAGTTTCGTGTAAATTGCATACCGCATCGCATCGCATAAGTGATCCCACATCTTGACTGGCTGCTCATCTGCATGAACCTTGCCATCTTTATCGACTTTCCACTTGTAGGACCTAATCTCTTTAATTAGGTTCGTGCTGTCAGGTGTAACGATTAAAGGCTGGCTCTTGACCTTTTGGATTCCTGCATAGACATCTTTCTCGGCTGGCTTGGCATTGTACCCAGCTCTGACCAGTTCCTCAATAGTCTTAGGCTCGGCAGCATCACAGTAAACCTCATCTGACCTCTTGATGTTTAAGACCTTTAGCCTTTCTATTAAATCGGTGGTGGTTAGCTTGGTTTCGTAAAGCATCTCCTTTACAAAGGTTTGTTTTTCGTGAAACCCCACCTTGACTAAAGCAGTTGGTACTGAGTAGCCAAAGTCTAAGCCATAAACCGTTTCGCATTCATCCGGGAACTGACCTTGCCTCCAATGGGTATAGATAATCTCTGAGGACTTACCCCTCTCCCCCAACCCGAAAACTTTCCAGAGGTTCTCGTCTGCATCTTTTAGACTTTCAATCTCTGCTACCTGCTCACTTGGCAGGAATGGGTTGTCTTTATAGGTTGAATGGATTAAGAGGTTAGTATCTCTATCAGCGACATCGTACACCCAGCTCATCTCATCGACTGGGTTAAAGTCTAAAAAGATGGTCTGCTTGGTTCTAAGGGCTAACTGTTGGTAAATCGAGTGAGGCAATAGATTTGCCTCGTTAATGTACAGTATGTCTCGCCCTGGTCCTCTTACCTTACCCGAGTCCTCTGCCCCAAAGAACTCAATATATGAGCCATTTGGGTAGTGATAGACATTGTCGGTTTTGTTAAAGTTGTCATCTGAGTAAAGGCCAGCATCCTCGAGTATCTTTAGGATATCTCGCCTTGCACCCCTTTTTAGATGGGGTAAGGATGGACTAACCACCGAAATCGTTACTTTTTCCTTGTGCG